ACAAGACGACAAAATAAATAACGTTGATTTTAAACTAGGCTATAATCCTTTCTATAATATTAATGATGAACTTTTATACAAACCATTGTGTATTGATGACAATACAAAAGTCGAAGTAAGTTCTACGTTAGACCTAGGACATTTTTATTCTGGAATTTCAAGGCATTTTAATTTTCATGAAGAAGAAGGAAAGTTTATGGGATATCAATCTTATGGTTCTTTTGATAAACAAATCTATGATTCTATAAAAAAAGAATTTAAGAAATCGGATTTTCATAAAATTAAACCAAGTAAAAATTTAGCGTTTGTTGCACAATTTTTATTTGAATCTCAATATAAAGAATTAGTTAGAAAATACAAAACAGATAATATGATTTTTACAGGAGGGACTGCTTTAAATGTTGTTAACAATTATAAAATACAAAAAGAATACGGAGATTGTAATTTGTGGTTTGATCCTCTTTGTGAAGATAACGGAAACTGTATAGGAGCTGCATATGCGTATTTATATTTTCAAAAACAACCTATTAAAAAATTAAATGATTTATACATAGGAGAAAAAATAAAAGTATTCGATAAACCTTTGTTAAATGAAAAATTTAAAAACAATGTCGAGATAGATAAAGTTATACAATTATTAAACAAAGGAGAAGTTGTAGGTTTAATTCAAGGTAAAGCTGAAGCAGGACCGAGAGCATTAGGTAATAGAAGTTTACTTTTAGACCCAACGTTACCTAACGCAAAAGATTTAATGAATGATATAAAACAAAGAGAAAAATTTAGACCATTTGCTTGCTCTATTTTAGAAGATAAAGCTAAAGATTATTTTGAAATGTTAGATATAAAACAAACTCCATTTATGATGCATGCAGCACAAGCTAAAAAATTAGCTCAAGATAAAATACCTTCTTTAGTTCATGTAGACAACACATGTAGAATTCAAACAATAAACAATAAACAAAACAAAATACTAGATAGTATATTGAAAAAATTTAAACTGCCTGTAATAATGAACACTTCTTTTAATTTGGCTGGTCATTGTATTGTAGAAACATTTGAGGATATATTATTTACATTAAGAAACTCACCTTTAAGATATGTATACTTTGCAGATCAAAAAAAATTATTAATAAAAGATGACTAATATTGTAGATAGATTTTCTAAACATTTAACTTCTATTGAGTACCCAGATAATAAAGCCTCTTGGCATATTGCTGGAATATTAAAGAATAAAAATGCTTTTTACAGATTCGATGTTAGAGATATGTATAAAATGCCCGATGGTAATTTAGGTAAAAAAGGAAGCACTAAAACAAAAGCCGATAAGATAGTATTTGAAACACCTAAACAATGGTTTATAGTTGATGTCGAAGAACTACATACATACATAAAAGACAAAAAGTTAAAAATTATTCAGGTAAAAAATTTGCTATCTGAATTAGAATGGAATATAAAAATAACAAAATAGGTAACATATGATACTTTGGTTTGAATTTAAAAAAGTCTTTTCTAATAAACAAATAAAAGAACTTAATAAGTTTATAGAAAAAAATTATAAAAAAGAAGATGATAATAAAAATGGTGCTCAAAAAAGAGATAGCACATTATTAAGAACCTCTAAAGTTTATATAACTGAATGGCACAAAACAAAGGAATATTTACGTGAAGCTTATCAAAGAAGCTTGTATTACATTAACTATCAATTTGGTTTTCAAACCTTTGAGATGAATGATTACAATCATGTAAATTTAAATATATATAATTCTAAAACTAACGCAGCTTATGGTTGGCATCAGGATGGTTCTAGTGATTATGATAACTTTGATTTAAAAGGCACTATCTTAATTAACGTATCTTCAAAACCATATAAAGGTGGTAAATTTAATTATTATTTTAATGGTGAAACTGTTCACGTTCCTGTGCTTGATACCCCAGGAAATATGATTGTTTTACGCCCTGGAGTTTTTCACAAGGTAGACCCCGTAACCTCTGGTGAAAGACGAACTTTAAGCATTTTTATCATGGGACCTAAACATATATAGAATATAAGGTTATTAACATAAAGAACTAATAATGGTATAATCTAGCATGCCTTTAACAAAAGTAGATATAGCACCAGGATTTAATAAACAAGTAACAGCAACAGGAGCAGAAGGTAAATGGACCGATGGCGACTTTGTTAGGTTTAGATATGGTCTACCTGAAAAAATAGGTGGCTGGGAACAAATTGTTAGCACATCAATAATAGGTGCAGCAAGAGAACAATTTATATGGGCTGATTTAGACGGTAGAAGGTATGCTGCAATAGGAACTAATAAAGTTTTAATAATTTATTATGAGGGTGCTTTTTATGATATAACACCTTTAGGAACAGCCCTTACTAGTTGCACGTTTAGTACAGTCAATACTTCAACAACAGTTACAATTAACAAACCAGCTCATAGTTTACAGCCAGGGGATCTATTTACATTTACTTCAGTCACACCTCCTTCAGGAGCTGGGTATTCAGCATTAGATTTTACAACTAATCCTTTTGAAGTAATTACTGTTCCAAATAGTGATTCCTTTACTGTTACGATGGCAAGTGCTGCAGGAACCACTGTGAGTACAAGTGGCTCTGCCACCGTAAATCCTTATATAAGTGCAGGTGCTTTAGGTTTCACTTACGGATTTGGTTGGGGCACTGGATTGTGGGGTGGAGGACAACAAGTTATTGGAACACTTAACGGAGCTTTATTAGATGATACTGCAGGAACGGGCGGTACTGGAACGTCTATAACACTTGCATCGACTACAGGATTTCCAACATCAGGTACTATAAAAGTTGGAGCTGAATTTATTACATATACAGGAATTTCTACGAATGATTTAACAGGCATTACAAGAGCTGCTGCAGGTACAAGGTCAGCTCATTCAGATGGATCAGGCGTTGAATATTATACTGGATGGGGAGAAGCATCACTTTCTCAAACATTAACCATAGATCCCGCTTCATGGTCATTAGATAATTTTGGAGAAAAATTAATTGCAACTATTAAAAATGGAAAAACTTTTGAATGGAATCCTATAAACTCTAACCCAAATGCATTAACCACAAGAGCTACAGTCGTTAGTGGTTCACCAACAGCAACTGTTATGTCCATAGTTTCAGATAGAGATAGACATTTGTTAATGCTTGGAACTGAAACTACTATTGGAAATGGTAGCACACAAGATAAGATGTTTATAAGATTTTCTGATCAAGAAAATATTAGCGACTACGCGCCAACATCAGTTAATACAGCGGGAACTTTTAGAATTGATGCGGGTACTAAAATAGTTGGTGCAGTAAAAGCGAAAGATTACACCATAGTGATTACAGATAATGCTGCGTATGTAATACAATTTGTTGGACCACCGTTTACTTTTTCTATTAGACAGGTAGGTTCAAACTGTGGAGCTATAGGACAACATTCTATAAAATATGTCAATGGAGCTGTTTATTGGATGGGCGAGTCTGGCGGTTTTTTTGTTTACGACGGTACTGTTAAATCTTTACCCTGCCAAGTGGAAGATTTTGTATTTACAAATAAAGGAGATAATCTTGGTGTAAACTATCAAAACGGTGAATCTGTGTATGTGGGTTTAAATCATTTATATGAAGAACTTACTTGGTTTTATCCTAAATCAGGTTCATCATTTAACGATAGATCTGTAACTTTTAATTATCAAAGCGGCACCTGGACAACAGGGTCTTTAGCTAGAACTACTTGGGCAGATGCTGGTTTATATGACGTTCCCTACGCAACTGAATTTACTTCTACAGCAACTCCTACATTTCCAACTATACAAGGTGTTACAAATGTAAACGGGTCAACTATTTATTATGCGCATGAGGTTGGAGTTAATCAAGTTGATACAGCCGGTAATAAAACTGCAATACCAGCATTTATTGAATCTGGAGATTTTAGTCTAAACATAGAGGGTAATGGTCAAGTATTTATGAGTATGCGAAGATTTGTTCCTGATTTTAAATTAATTGAAGGTAATGCACAAATAACAATACAATTAAGAGATTTTCCTAGCAGTACAGAAACCTCCTCCCCACTTGGACCATTTACAGTAAGCTCCTCTACTGATAAAGTCGATACTAGAGCTAGGGCGAGATTTGCTAGTTTAAAAATTGAAAACTTATCTACCGATCAAAATTGGAGATTTGGAACTTTTAGAGCTGATGTACAACCTGATGGTATGAGAGGATAATGGACGAAATATTTTTAAGAGATTATGCTAATAATGTGGCTCAAGCTCAAGATCCTTTTGGTGTTGCAGCAGTGCAAGCGCAACCAGGATTTGAAAATTATACACCTAGTTTTGTGAATCAAGAGTTACAACCAATGGGTCTTGCACCTAACGAACCAAATATAGATCTAAAAAAAATTGGAAAAGATATGGCTATAAATGTTTTTAAAAACGAAGCTATGAAAAAACTTGGCCTTAAATCTATTGAAGCAAATGTTTTAGGGGGAGCAATGGGTATAAATCCTTTTAAATTTACAAATCCAATAGGAGCATTGTACACAGCAAGTTCATTGTTGCCAGATAATGTTAAAGGAATTGCAGAAGTTTTAAGAAGTAAGAGAGCTGACAAAATAATTAACAAAGCAATAAAAAGAGATAATAAAAGAGATTCCCAAGGAGATATCCAAACTGTAGATTTAGGGACAAAAGGAACTCCTAATCCTTACACAGGAGGTGAAGGGGGAGTGCAGTCAGGGTTGACTTCACCATCAACAACAACATCGACTCAATCAACACCATCAAGGCAATCTAGACAAACAGCAGGTGTGGGTGGCTTACATAGTGGGTATTAATGGCTAGAGTAGATATAGTAATTCCAGAGCCAAGCGCTACTTATCAACAAGAAAACCAAAGACAGGTAAGTCAGTCTTTACGAACGATGCAAGATAAGTTAAACACTTCTTATCAACAAGAATTAAAAAATGAACAAGATGCATTTAATTATTTT